AACACCGCACGCGTCAGCGCGTCGCTCGCCTGATCCTTGAACAGCCCGCCGCCCGACAGCGACGCCCGCTGCACGCCCGCCCCGCCCAGCAGTTCCCTCCAGCGCCCGGCGGATTCGGCATCGGTGATGTCGACGGCCTGCGCGTTGAAAGCCAGCCGCCGGGCGCGCAGGCCCGCGATGGTCACATATGCCCCGCCATCGTCGATCTTGATGAGCAGGTCCTTGCCTTTCTGGGCCGTCATGGACATGTCCTTTCATGCTCTGGAAGTTGGTGGGTCGGGTACATCGCGCTCACGGCTCGGTCACCGCGCGAAACCTCAGTCGCGCCACATGCAGCCCGGATTTCGGCGCGCGACGGCTCAACGTTCGCTCGTGCCTGAGATTGATCAGCGCTGCATTCGTAAGCGCCAGGTCAGCATCATGCAGCGCCGCGCGCACCGCATCGGCGAGCGCCGCTACCTGCTTGCGGCCGTTCTGCTTGGTCCATGCCTCGATCTCGAAACGGTGTTCGCTGCCAGCTCCATCGCCAGTGGAAAAATCCGCGACCGTCATCTCGCCCAGCACCAGATAGGGCGGCTCTACGCGGGTGATCTGCCGGTCGAAAATCCGCCCCGCCCCGATGATCGCGATGATCTCGGAGTCCCCGGCCAGGCGCGCGACCACCGCCGTCTGCAACGCATTGGCGCTCATGGCGTGGTCTCCTCGCAATCGCAGATCAGGTAGCGGCGGCTCTCGTCGGGATCGCGCACGGCGCGGATGACGAGATGCCGGCCGCGGTGGACAAGGCGCATGGCGTGCTTGACGTCGTCGCGGTGGCGGATGGTGACGCGATGCGTGATCACCGCGATCGCCGCCCCGGCAATCTCATCCGGCCCGGCGCGCAGCGGCTCGATCCGCCCCCACAGGCTCGCCACCGGCGTCCAGTCCTCGCTCACACCGCCCTGCCCGTCAGGCAACTCCTCGGGCGTCTCCAGCGACAGCCGCGCGTTCAACTCGCCCGGATCGAGATGAAGCCGCCCCATCACAGGGTCCGCCTTTGCCAGGGCGCAATCAGCCGGTCATAGCCCACAGGCACGGAAGCCGGCTGCATGTCGAGCGTCACCGCGCCGCGAAACTCGTAAAGATGCGCGGCATGCACCAGGATCGCCCGCTTGAGTTCCGGCGGCACTTCCAGCGCCGACCCGAAGCCTGCGGTGAACTCGATCTCGATGCCGTTGATCGGCTGGCCCGGCCGCGGCCGCTGCTTGATCACCAGCCGCGCCGGGCGCGCCGTGGCATCGAGCAGCATGTCGGAAAGATCGAAGCTTTGCGGTTCTCCATCAGCATCAAAGACCAGAATCGCATCAATGGTTTGCACCGGCGTTCTCATCAGCTGAATCACCGTGCCGCGCGGCCAGTCGTCGAGAACCAGCCGGAATCCCTGGCTCATCAGCGCAACGCCGGTCACCGCTTCGAGATGTGCGCGGGCAACCCGGATCAGCCCCCCAAGCAGTTCGTCCTCGTCGCTCGCATCGATGCGCAGATGCGCCTTCAGTTCGGTAAGCGTCACCGGCTCCGCCAGCGGCGGATCGGTCTGGATCAGGGTCATGGCGGTCTCCGGAATTTTGGCGCGAGTGTAGCGATCCCTCCCCCGGAAAGCCGGGAGAGGTTCGTCTTGGAGCTTCGGGTTTCGATCAGGCGGCGAATTTCAGAAGCTTGATCGCCTCGAAATTCTGCACCCCGCCGCCCACGCGCTTGGTGGTGTAGAACAGCACATAGGGCTTGGCCGAATAGGGATCGCGCAGGATGCGCACGCCCGTCCGGTCGACCACGAGATAGCCACGGCGGAAATCGCCGAAGGCGATCGACAGCGAGCCCGTGGAAATATCGGGCATGTCCTCGGCCTCGATCACCGGGAAGCCCATCAGCGAGGCGGCCTGGCCCGCGCCCGCCGGCGGCATCCAGAGGTAATTGCCATCCGCATCCTTGAACTTGCGGATCTGGGCTTGCGTCTTGCGGTTCATCACGAAGCGCCCGTTCTGCCGGTGCCCGGCCTTGAGCGCATAGATCAGCTCGACCAGCCGGTCGGACGGATCAGACCCGAATGCGCCCGCCGCCCCCGTGGCGATATGGCCGAGATTGCCCCAGGTCCAGGCGCTGTCGGCCACGTCCGGGTAATCGAGAAAGCCGCGCGGCTTGTTGACACCGTCGCCCGAAACGAAGGCGGCCCCCTCCTGCTCGGCGAAGGCTGCCTCGACTTCTGCGGCGATCCAGCCCTCGATGTCGAGCGCCCCGTCCTCGATCAGCGAGGCGGTGGCCGCCGGCATGGCGTAGAGTTCCATGGTCGGAAACTGCAGCTCGGTCAGTTGCGGCGTCGCCGTCTCGGGCCGTGCATCGGTCTCGCCCACCCAGCCGGTGGCCATGCCGTTCAGCGCAAACGGCTTCTTCAGCACCGCGCCTGAGACCTGCCGCACCGTCGCGATTGAGCGGATCGGCGAGAGCTCTGCGAGCCGCCGGCCGATCTCGGTGTCGAGTTCGTCCGGCACCAGGTAGCCGCCATCGGGATCGCTGCCCGTCGACATCGCCTTAAGTTCGCTCTGGCGCAGCCCGGCCTCGTCGCCGCGCCGCACATAGGCGTCAAAGGCCTGGCGCACCGGGCTCGGCGCATGGCCGCCGCCGCGACCGAGATCGGGGCGGGCCCGCTTGAGGAGCAACGCGTCCATCGTCCGCTTCTGCTCGTCGAGCGCCTGGTCGATCCGAGTCATTTTTTCCTCAAACAGCACATCGCCGCCGCGGCGCTCGATCTCGGAAAGCCGCTGCTCATTGGTCTGCTTGTAGTGCTCGAAGGCGGACATGAAGTCCTCGAAGGCGGCGGAAATGTCGGCGTCGACGCTCTTGGTTTCCGGCGCACGCCCGTTACGGTTGTTCAACTGCGTGGTCATGTGTCGTCCTTTCAACAGGGTAAGGTCAGGGAATGGATTGGAACCCGCCAGCGCCCCGGTCAGGGTCCTGAGCTTGCGTTCCAGGCGTTTGAGATCCTCCGGACAAGCCTCCCGCCTGTCCGAAAACCCGCCATGGCCACGGGCAATCAGCCCGCGCGCCTGGCGTCTGGTCAGCCCCGCATGCCGCGTGAGCCGTCGTTCGAGATCGCGCACGGTAAGTGTCGCGTCCGGCGCGGCTTTGACCGCGGTCACCCGCGCACCGGGCTGCATCGGAAACGTCACCACCGAGATCTCCCAGAGATCGGCGCTCAGGATCCGGCGCACGCCACCCTTGGCCTCGGTGCGGGCGCGAACTGTCTGGAAGCCGATCGACAGCCCGTCGAGCGCGCCGGATTTCATCAATTCGTGCACTTCCCGGGCGCGGGCCACGCCGAGCGACAGCTTGCCCTCGACATGCAGTCCTCGCGCGTCCTCGCGGATCGACAGCCAGCGACCGATCGGCTGGTCCGGATCGTGCTGGTAGAGCATGCGCACATCGCCCGCGCCCCGGCGCTTCAAGGAAGCGGCAAAGGCCCCGGGCTCGATCACGTCGCGGCCGAGATCGACCGCGCCGAACAGGCTGGCATAGCCAGAAAAACTGCCGTCACCGCTCACATCGTCCAGAGCCAGATCGACACGCTTGTGCTGCCGTCCCGGCAGTGCTTTCGCCGCCATGGGTTGTCCTTTCGTGATTGGGTTTTGATGCTGATCGCGGTTGGCGCGTGGCCTAAGCCCCGCCATTTCCCCGCCCGGTCCGCGCGGCAATTCTTGCGAGCGCGCCGAGCACCCACCAGGCCGTCATGCTGGCCGCCGCCGATCCGGTGAGCAGGATCTCGGATGGCGACAGCAACTCGCTCACCCCCATCCATTGCGCCAGCGCCACGCCAGCCGGGCCACCGAAAACCAGGCCCGAGAGCACGCCGGCAATCGCCCGCGCCGCCGCTTCCCGCGCGCTTTTGGGCATCATGTAGGCCAACGAAACCAGCGCGCCGGCGATAGCGCCCACGATCCGCATGGCCAGCATGGACTGGTCCGGATTGATGTCCGACATTGCCTCGCCTCCCTCATTAACCGAGAGCCTGCGTTCAGAACCTGATTCAACTGCCTGCGGATCTGAGTCCGGTTCAGCCCGCAACACGCTGATATCCCACGGCTTCCCGCTTTTCCTCGTCACTGAGAAAATCCGCGGCACCAACGCGCGCCCACAGCGCATCCCGCTCGGCAGATAGCCCCGGAAGCCGGTCGGCGTCGTAATCGATTTTCAATCCGGCGCCATAGACCGGCTGCAGCCACGCCGTCAGCGCCTGCGCGGTGCGGGCAACCAGCGGCAGCACTGTCAGGCGGCAGAAGGCGCGGTTGGCCTCCTGGTAGTTGGCGTAGGTCAGGTCGCCGGGGATGCCGAGCAACATCGGCGGCACGCCGAGCGCTAAGGCAATGTCGCGCGCCGCGCCGTTGCGCGCCTCGATGAAATCCATGTCGCGCGGCGTCAGTCCCATCGCCTTCCAGTCGAGCCCGCCTTCCAAGAGCATCGGCCGCCCGGCGCGGCGCGCGCCCTGGTAGCCGTCCTCAAGCTCGGCTTTCAGCCGCTGATACTGCTCCGGCGTCAAATTGCCGCCGTCCTTGGGCTGGTAGACCAGCGCGCCCGACGGCCGGGCAGAATTGTCAAGAAGCGCCTTGTTCCAGCTCATCGCCGAATTGTGCAGGTCGAGCGCCATCAGCGCGGCCTCCAGCGGCGCAAATCCCAGATGATCGTCGAGCGGATGAAACAGCTTGAGATGCAGCAGCCCCAGCCCCTCCTCGGGCTGGGCCGCAAAGCGCTGCCGCCGCCCGCCCGCCTGATGCTCATAGGCCACGGGCCAGCCATCCGGCCCCTCGATCACCCGCATCCGGTCAGGCCTCAAGAGCTGAAGACCGGCAATCCGGCCGCCTGCGCCGACCGGGTTGACCCAGGCATTGCCCGAGAGCACCAGGTGGCCGTAGAGCGTCTCGAAGAAGCCGTCACCTGCCCCGTTCGGGTCGGGCCGATTGAGCAGATCCATGACCGCATGGCGCTCCTGCTCGCGCCCCCCGTCAAACACCAGCCAGGGCACCGAGGCGCAGGCTTCGGCGATCATCCTTGTCGCCCGATGCGCCACCGGATTGCGCATGAATCCCTCGCGCGCGACCCCCGCATAGCTGCGCCCGCTCCAGCGCGCGCCGTCGCTTTCCGCCAGCGCCGCAATCGCGCCCGGCAGCCAGCTCTTGGCTGCGGGCGGCTTTGACGCGGCCGCGCGGGTCCAGGGAAGCCTCAATCCGAATGCCATGGTCTCACCCTTTCGAAAGCCGGAAACCAAAAACCCCGCCAGGGCGACCCGGGCGGGGTTGAACGTCACATCGATGTTGTCTGGCGCGCTGCCTCAGTCGCGATCCGCCGGTACCGCGCTCACGAAATCCGCGGCGATCCTGAGATCCTGAGCTCC